ACCCATCTTTTGTGGTAATTATTTTATTATCAAAATATGCTTTAATAAAAATTTCTAATTCATTTTTAGGTATCCATCCAATAGTATAAATATGTTCGAGTATAATTATTGTTTCATGAAATGGTAATTCGTCCATTATGTGATGGACTAGATGTTCTTTTTGTTTTTCTTTATTTATATTATGCATGTTTTCTAAATGTAATGCAATTATAGCAAAGTTCTTATACCAATTTTTTTCACCGGTTGTAATATTCTGAATATTAACAGCTGTATTAAAATTATCGTTTAATCTCTTCATTATACTATTAAAATTTGAAATATATTTATCTCCTTCATTATCTGCCTTATTATCTTCACTTGTTTTTGATAATTCTATTTGAACGTATGGATGCTTAACATCAACTGGGCGTATTCTATCATACAATGACACATCTTCATCTGTAATTTCGAATGGTTGAAAAATATAATATTCACCTTTATTAATTAAATTACCCAAACGTCCATATTTATCAACCAAATATTCATTCTTGTTCTCGATGAAATATGTTAATGCATAATAAATCTGTTCTAATGGGTATTTTTTTATTACATTAATTGAGTTTATCAGTTCATCGCGTTTATAAAAATAACGACCACGTCCAGGTATATCTTTAAACAGATCACGAATGCGTTGCATTATTATATCGTTATTCGTTTTAATATAATCATTGTTGTATGTAGCGTAGGTTATATCGATATCTTGTATTTTTTTCATGGGAGAACATTGAAAATTACAATTTTCCATATAATCGCATATATCACTATAGGGTCTATCTCCAATTTTAAAATCAATCGTTTTTCCGCTAGATAATTTTAATTCGATGCTTTGGTTCTCCATTACAGATAATAATTTCTCATTCGTGAAATTAGTTTGTCCAATATTTAATATACAATCCGCGGCGGTTTCTTTTAAAACACGTGATACTTTACCAATCTTAATCGATTTTTGTTCAGCTAATCTATATACATATAAGTCAGCGGCTTCTTCATTGTTGTCCAATCCGGTTGCATGCAGAAATATTTCTACATTGCGTTTTTCAAAAGGCAATCCACAATGACTTAGATTTCTTACACCTCTACCTATAATTTGTTCAATGCGGTTCATATTATACCATGGTTCTAATACGTGTACTTGTCGTATATTTTTCAAATCGACACCTTCACCTGCAGCCTTAGAAATTAGTACAACTTTCACTTTTTTACCATCTCTATTTTCAATATTATTAATATATTTAATATCTTCATCATTATTTGGTGAAAATGTTTTATCACCAGTAATCATTACGTATTTAGCTTGATTAAACTCATCGGCAGTTTCAGTTTTAGGTAGCATAGTCATAGAATCAATCGGTTCGGCTGGATTTTTTAATAGTGGTTTTGTGTATTTTTCACTTCCAAACCGTGTGAAACCCATTTCTTCTAATGCTAATGCGACAGGAACCAGACCGCCATCAATATATTGAGAATATATTAATATAATACCTTCTGACTTACGAATTATATCACATATATTTGCGATTTTTGCGCTATATTTTGGTAATTCTTCTGGACTAAATATGCGGCCATATGTATCATCTCTATATTGGAAATTATAACGTTGAGGGTTATCCGATTTTATTTCTTCTTTGTAAGACATTATTCTAGATAATCCGCGAATTCCTGTCATATTTGATATTATATAGTCTTCTTGTTCTATTTCATACGCTTCAGATGGATTGAATCCTTCGTCTGGATAAACAATATTTAATGATTCGATCGGCGTTTGTAATAAAGTATATCCAAATGAATCCATCTCTTCAAATGCTGGCATATCTCGTTCTGCACCAAACTTATTAAATGTGTCATATGAACGTTTGCGCATATTATTTATTATAAAATCATAACCTATGCGTTGGTATTCGCCGATTGAATTTAAATATACAGGAACATGTTTTAACTGTTTGTCTTGTTCGATTATCTTTCCATTCATTTGAACCGATGGATACACAAAATCAATTGGAAGCTCCGGATAAACTCTATATGGGAAAGTATATGGATTTTCGCCACGAATATAGGATACATATCCTGTCAATTTACGTCTTAATAATTCTTTACCGGTTTCTTCGCCATCTTCTTTAAAATTACCATTTTTATCAAATATATCAGATATTTTTATAATGCTACGTTTATCATTTAAGTTCATTAAATTGATTAGCCATATTATTTCTTCATAAGAGTTATACATTGGTGTAGCAGATAATAACAATAAGCGCATATTTTCAGTATATTTTGCTACGTCCATTAATAATTCAGCTGATTTTCTGTTTTTATTTTCATTGGTTATACGAATATTATGAACTTCATCAATAATGATAAGACGGTTATTGAAAACATTTTTTATTTTTTGTATTTTCATTTTATTTCGTTCTTCTTTTGAATATCCGATACCTTTGACTTCGATTGAGTCGCTTATATAGTTTGCAAATTTTGTGTATCCCATAAAAACGTAATATGTTTTTATAAGTGTTTTAATTTGGCTTATTATTTTTTCTCTTGGTATATCTTTTATAGCAGTTGGATTTATCTCATTCAATAGAGAACTACCAACGCATGATTGTATATTCCATACTCCGTTTTCTTTTTTTAGTTTGCGTTCATCAAATAATTGTAATCTAAAATTATCTTGAACGTTAGGAGATGCAATGATCATTATTGACTTACGCATACCAACCTGTTTCATGTAATTTCGCATTTCTTCGGCTACACCAATAGCAGTACATGTTTTACCAGTTCCTAATCCATGATATAATAATAAACTATTATATGGGGTTTGAAATGATAAGAAATTTTTCACAAATAATTGATGAGGCATTAATTCAAAATCAGCATTACATAAAATATTGGCTTGTTTTTTGATATCATATATATTACCATCATATTGACTATCATAGAACTCTTTTCTTCGTGCAATTTTAATATTAAATTCCGGATCATCTAATTCTGGATATAAAAAATCATAGTTATTCGAATCATCTTTGGATTTTTCTGTTAGTGGTTCTTGCGGTGGTTCTTGCGGTGGTTCTTGAGGTGGTTCTTGAGGTGGTTCTTGCGGTGGTTCTTGAGGTGGTTCTTGCGGTGGTTCTTGAGGTGGTTCTTGCGGTGGTTCTTGCGGTGGTTCTTGAGGTAGTTCTTGAGGTGGTTCTATAATTACTAATTTTGGTTTACGTTTTAGTACTTTAACAGTAGGTTGTTGTGCTATTGTTTGAATAACTTCATCTTGTTTAATTAGTTTTATTTTTTTGGTAGTATTTTTTTTCTCTTTATGTTTATCGTCATATATTTTAATAGGAGCGTAATCTGCATATTCTTCAAATTGTTGATCTGTAAGTAATTCTCGCATACCCAAAGGCATTAATCGACCATTTTCAATATCTGGATCTTTTAATAATTGATATGGCTTCAGCAAAAAATATGCGTTTTTACTAGGATTCCATTTATGATATTTTGGACCCTTTGCCCTCTTCTTTGTTTTATTATTTTCATTACTTGACATTATTTATTGTATTGTATAACTATACAATAAATATAGAAAACAAAATATAAAAATCAGCAATAAGAAATGAAATTTCTAGATAAACATTTATCTATATTTGAAATTAACTTTATTTTTTCTAAATTATATGGACGAATACATTCAATGCATTCATCAATTGTTTTCCATTCCATTTTACTAACTTCTGATTTTTGAAAATTAGATGCATCCAATGTATCTTTATAGTTCATATACATCAAAAAATATTTATGCTTATATGATTTATAGTTAGAACCAGTAAAGTTTTCTTCAAACGGTAAAACGTTTTGTATATTGTTCAAATGATTAAATGCATAACCGGTTTCTTCACAAAATTCACGAACAGCACAATTATAATCTTTTTCTTGATTATTTCGACGACCCTTTGGAAATCCCCATTCGGGTTCATCCCACGTATCATATTGCAATGATTCGTCAATCAAAGATGAAAGTGTATAATTATCGTGTTTATTTGATACTCCATTTTGAAGAGACATGAACTTATCTCTAGATATAACTTCTTCACCTTTATACATTCCACCTACACCACTTCCCCATATCTCTTTCCATAATGTTTGAAAACTTTCTGTTCTCAATTTTTGTTTTTCTTCATGAGTCATTTGTTTTAGCATATTCATTATAAAATTTTTATTTTGAACATAATACTTACCTCGCATAAAATCGATATATCCTAAACTCTCTTTACGTCTTATCATTAAATACTGTATTTTACGTTCTTTATATTCGTTATTGCTTACGCGAAATGCTATAATGCCAATACTAGTTATTGGCATCTTGCATGTACTAAATAAATGTCCGGGTTTTCCACAATTATTACAATAATTTTTTTCCATATTACGAATAAACTATAAATAAATAATAACAAACTTCTATATAGTTTTATTGATGAATACAATGCGAAATTTTAATGCAGATATATGGGGTCCTCATTATTGGTTTTTCCTACATACTGTAGCTTACTCTTATCCAGATACACCAAACACAATAACAAAACGTAAATACTATGATTTAATACAAAATATGCCTCTGTTTATACCAACCCCTGAAATTGGAAATGAATTTAGTAAATTATTAGATAAATACCCGGTAAGTCCTTATTTAGATAATCGCGATTCGTTTATCCGTTGGGTGCATTTTATACATAACAAGATAAATATAATGTTAGGAAAAGAAGAAATATCATTATTTGAAGCAAATGATCGTTATAATGCGAAATATAAACCAAAACCGGTATTATTAAGTGAAAGATTACATGTAAAAAAATATCACATCTATATTACATTAACCCTTATCTTTTTATTTTTAATATACATATATTCGGATAGGTAAATATCTACAATTATTATAGATTATATCATTCATAATGAGATTAGAACTTTGGATATTTATAATTACTGCATTAGTTATTGCAAATATATACACAGACGGTAAATACTTAAAATTAGCATTATCTTGGAAAAAATATTATCAAATGATCGGCATCGCATTTATAGGGTATGCATTATGTTGGTTAATGCGTAAAAACCCAACAAGAGCAAAAGAAATGTTAATATCATCAAATGAATATTTAAAATATTTACCAGTAGATAAAGCTACAAGTAGTTTTATTTCTCCTATATTAGATTTTACCGCCCGTCAAGAGTTTGGAAGACAGATGGGAGGCGGAGTTGTTCCTCTAGGAAGACAAGATATGCAATCGCATCAACAATCACGCATTATGAAATCTGGAGCAAATTCAACAAAACGTTCAGTAAGTGAAACAAAGAAAAAATTTGTAGCAGCTAGACAAAACTGGCATTGCGGGGATTGTAAAAAACAGCTACCTGCATGGTTTGAAGTTGATCATACTGTCCGTTTAGAAAATGGTGGAAGTAATCATGTTGACAATTTAGTCGCATTATGTAGAGATTGTCATGGAAAAAAAACAGCTATAGAGAATTTATAAAACGATTATATGATTATTATGTGATTCTATTATATATTTTTATATAATAGAATATAGAATGTCATCAATTCTATCAAATCCCCCTATATTAGAAAAAATAACTAATGTTAAAAATGCAATTATATCATATGCTTCAGGTGAAACTACAATTACTCCAGAATTAAAAAGATGTGTTCTTGTATATGGTTTAATTCTATTTTTCACATTATTAACTGCAATTTCATTGTATTACGTATCCACCGATAATAATATAGTAAATTCTGAAAAATACATTTATGCATTTATAACATTTATACCATTGATATTAATAATTGTCGCATCTTTTTTCATTTTTAACAAAAATATTAAGCTATTTAATCTTATTGCGGGATTGTGTATGGTTGGTATTGTGTTTATTTTTTTGTATTATTTTAACAAAATATCAAGCTTTGGAAAAACATACGGTATATTTTTCAATATAATATTACAAATTATTATTTTCAGTATAATTTTAGTAGGACTTGCAATTGTATTTAGTATATTTGAAAAAAAAATCAGAAGTTTAAGAGGGCCATCTGGTTTATTTGTTAATTTAATATTCTTGATTCCTTGTTTACTAACTGAATTTATAGAATATATTAAAAATCAATTAAAGATTACTCCAAATATAACATTTGTTTTATTTATTATTGAAATTATATTTATATTGTTATATGTCTACGTTCCATACTTGTTTAATATAAAAATATTAAAAGAAACAGGTAAACCATTATTGAAAGACAGTTTGTTTTTAAATACAAAAACAAATATTGCAAAAACTAGCGATTTAGACCCAATTAATCAGAACAATTTTGGTAATTCAGTGAATATATCTCAACAATCTAGTGATAATATCCAGAATAGTGATATTCGACAAAATTATGCATTTTCTATGTGGATTTATTTAAACGAGCAACAACCATTTTCTAGTGAAAAAACAATTTTTAAGTACGGTTCATCGTGTCCAATGATATCATTTACAAATACTAAATCAAATACTAAATCAAATACTGAAAATATAAATATAGCAGTTAATTCGAGCGAAACCATGGTATATAAAGTTGAAATACCACGTCAAAAATGGAATCATATAGTATTTAACTATAACAATAGTTCAGTTGATATATTTATTAACGGCAATTTAGAAAGAACTGTTATATTTAATGGAGACAATCCTACATACAGTCCGGTCGATTTAGTATCAGTTGGTGACGATAATGGTGTTAATGGTGCGATTTGTAATGTAGAGTTTTATTCAACTCCTCTTACGCAGTTTCAAATTGCAACAAAATACAATATATTAATGAATAAAAATCCACCGACAAATTACTAATTTACAAATATTTTTTATATATTTAATATTATATAAAAGTAAGTATAGAAATGAACTTTATTATTGTTATTCTATCAGTAATTATTATTGTTATTCTATTTTATATCGCATTCAAAAGTTATTTCTCGAATGTATCTACTTTGAAAAATCAAAGTAGTTTAGCCGATCCAACTAAACCAATTGAAAAAATTGTTGCAACGAATTTACAAATACCTAACTCTACTAGGTATGCATATGGCATTTGGGTCTATGTTAATACTTTAAATTCCCCTAGTTCAAAAAGTGTTATATTTAGTAGAAATAATGATATCGTAGTATATTTAGATCAAATGAATAGTACTTTAAGTGCAATTATAAATCCAACCGTTTCTGCTGGTATTAGTGCTACTTCACCAATTGTCGTATCGAACGAAGAAGCATTAGTTAAACCTACATCAACAAAGATTAATATTACAAATAACTTCCCATTACAAAAATGGGTCTACATTGTAATTAGTGTAGATAATACTGTAGTTGATTGTTATTTAGATGGAAAATTAATTAAATCTGTAAAAGCTCAACAAGTGAATCCAACAAAAGATGCTGACATTACATTTGGTCTTGGATTTGATGCATATATTGCACAATTCCAACGTTGGACTAATCCTTTAGACCCTCAATCTGTATGGAATTCATATGTTAGTGGTTCCGGTTCAACTTTAGCAGGAACTGATTCTAATTATAACGTAGCATTGTCTGTATTAAAAGATAATGTAATTACCAGTAAATTAACCTTATATTAAAGTTTATGAATTTCATATAATTATATTTATTTATCATATATAATTATATAATAGTATAAATGAACATAAACCAGCCATTTGGGAGACAATTAGCAAATAATGATATTGTATCAAATGCTCGAAATAATGTTTCGAGCATAGTGTCTGGGACCACTAATGCTTTAGGTGATATTCGAAAAAATATTAATACTTCAATTCAGGATTTTTCTTCAAAAAGCGTTGCCCAGCAAGGCAGCGAATTTCTTCAATCGAATAGTATTGTTGCGAAATTTGCATTTCTATTGTTAATCTTAATTTTATTTATGATATTATTTAAATTAGGCGTATACTTGTTAAATTATTTTCTCAAACCAAATTTGAACCCATATTTAGTTAAAGGATTAATTCACGGAAGTCAAAATAAAGTTATTCCACAAGATCCAAATAAATCAAATGCTATTACATTATATCGTTCAAATAATGAGACCACTGGTATGGAATTTACATGGTCTGTATGGTTAAATCTTGATTCAGGTAATTTTTCACAATCGACTGAACAAGGTAAATTCAAACACATATTTAGTAAAGGAGGAAATGGAAACTATGATCTTACTACCGGAATAATGCAAATCCATAATGCACCTGGTTTATATATAAATTATGATACAGATTCGAAGGAATATAAATTAAAAGTTATAATGAGTACAGTTAGTGGAACCAATTCAGCTACATCAGAATCAGTAGAAATTACAAGTATTCCAATTAATCAATGGTTTAACGTAATGATACGTTTAGAAAATAAAATTATGGATGTTTATATGAACGGAGTCGTGGTTAAACGTTTAGCTTTCACCAATGTACCAAAACAAAATTATGATGATGTGTTTGTATGTGGTAATGGTGGATTCAGTGGAAGCCTGTCTGATTTAAGATATTTTAATCACAGTTTGAATATTTTTGAAATTAATAGTATTATTTATTCTGGACCTACTCTAAAATCAGAAAACAAATCGAATACACAAACATATGATTATTTATCAAGTTCTTGGTATTCTAAAAATATATAATTTAGCTACAAGCATAATATGAAATAATTTATGTATACATATATCATATTATAATGTCAACCAATGATGATTTTACACAAACGTGCAATGTAATAAATCAACGAAACCAATTACGTTTATTGGTTCCACCACCAATAAGATTTAATCCAATCTCACCTTATCCAGCTAATACCCAATATGAATTAGATATGCGCCGCAAAGCGGAAATATTACAATATAATAAAAATTCAACACAAAAAGGAAGAATTACAAAAGCACAAAAATGGGCAAATTTAGTGAAAGGTCCTTTTCAACGAAATACACAAACAACTATTGTTCGTGATATATCTGGTGAAATAATCGATTATACAGTATATAATACAGTAGCATCTTGCCCGCTTGATAAATATATACCAACATTGTCTTCTTCATGTGATGTTCCTGGACCTATAATTACTCTTCAATATAATCCAGATATCCCATTGTATAATTATGCTGAAGGCGAAAACGCATTTGGTATAATAAATCAAGAAATATCAACCAATTTTAATCATTATAGTAGCAATAATATATTGTCATTAGATGGGAATAAAACTACATTATGCACATTGGCTATTTTTAATACGGATTATAAATTAACTACATTTGAAATTAACACACCAATTGGAATTTATCTTTCAGGCCAAGCTATTAATAATATAGATGCATCTGGTATTATTAGAATAGATACACTTGATATAAGTATTTATAATAATAATAATTTAATTACGACGACGAATATATTTATAAATACATCAATTGTAGATGAATCTGTTAATTTTTATACTAATTTTCCAAAAGATGATAGTGGTAATATAACTGACGATACTACATTTCAAGGTGTACAATATATCGGAAACTTAAAAATGTCTAATATAGATCTTTGCACTCAACCCGGTTTATTATATGACATAAAACTAGTTTTTAATATTAAAAGTACTATTATATCTAGTAATCTAATAAATTTTAAAACTGGTATTCAAATGAATTTATCACCTAATAATTATCCATATTCTGCGATAAGATGTAATTTTACAAATATAGTGCCTACACCCGAACCGTTAATTGGGTTTTATGTGAAATCTACATAATACACATTGTGCTATTTTACAAATATAATTTAGTTATATATATTTATATATTTATATATGGAGTTTTATAGTATTCATTTATTGCATGTAGTATTATCATTATTATCAGTGAATTATCCCTTTATAATTAGAAAAAATGATTTTTATGATTTAATCTATATTGTATTGTTATTTATTTTATTATATAGCTACCTTATCTTAAAAGGTGAATGTTTCATTTCATATGCAATAAAAAAATATGAAAACCCAAAATATGTATTAGGAAGCGATTTATCATCCGTTCTGCAACATTATTCACATATATTCAAAAATAAAACAATCGCAAATTATGTTATAATTTATATATTGATTACATTAGTTATTAGTTCATTTATTGTTTTGAAAAGACATGATTTCATATATATTAATTATATATATTTGTTTTCAGTGTTATTATTAGCGTATTTTATTTTATTGAAAATGAAAAGCTTTGCAAAGCTTCGTATTTACTTTAACATAGTTTTTATGTTTTATATAACATTTTTACTTTATAGAGCATTACTGCATTACGCGCGTTATAATGTCCAGAAAAATTAAAAAGGTTTTTATTATACATATCGTGTAAATATATAATAAAATTAAATTATTAATGGTTGATATTTGCGGTCATTGTTGGATTTAAACACATTTTTTGATTTGGGAAAATTTGTCCAGATAAACATTTATCTTGTTCTCCTACCTCAATGCATCCTCTACGATTTTCATATTCTCCAATTAGACACCAACCCGATTTACTTGCTGAAATTGGTTTTTGTATAGGATTTTCTGTTGTATCTTCAGCAGGTTGTTTTGGGTTTAATATAGGTTTATCTTGGTTTAATTTAATATCTAATGGATTAATCTTAATCTGTGTTAAATTGGTTGGCACGTTTCCAGAACTAGCTGATATTAATATATTACCAATATCTTGTATTGTTCCTTCTGCTATATCAATTCCTAGTTTTGCTGTATCTGACACAACATCGGATCCTTTGTTTATTAATGTTCCTGATGTATATCCAAATACTGCTAAAAGTTTACCTACAGGCACGCCTAATAATGCTAGGATTGCTTTTATTATATTGCTTACTACATCCAATACATTTATTCCTAAAAAAGACAAAATTAATAAAACACTTAAAATAATTATTATTTTATTGTTTGAAATAAACTGCGATTGATTATTTTCGTTAAAAATTACAGGTGATGGTCTTGATAATGATTCGTATCTAAGCTGATTATTATCCATTATCTAACGTTATATATAAACATAAGATACTTTTCTTTTATTCGTTCGTAATAAATGTTTTTTTTATAAGATCATAATAAAAAGATTAATGGCGTCATTTCAATTTATAGAGACATTCTTTTTCTTAAGTTTAGGAATAACTTTTGGACTAGTTTTGTTATTAGTATACCATTTTAAACAACGCATAACAACTCTCGAACAAAAATGTGATACTATGTTTGATATAGTCCAAAATGTAGTCAAGGAACTTGGTCTAGCTAAAATCAATATTAATTACATGTTAACAAATCAAATGCAATCACAATCTAACTCTTCTACATTTCCTCCAATGTTTATGCCACAAATGAATTCTGTATCTGATAATTACGTTAACGATATGACTTTACGTGAAGACGATGAAGACGATAAACACGATGAAGATGACGAAGATGACGAAGATGACGAAGATGACGAAGATGACGAAGAAGACGAAGACGATGAAGATGACGAACACGATGAAGATGACGAAGATGACGAAGATGACGAAGATGACGAAGATGACGAACCAAATGTATTTGAAAAAATCAGAATAGATGATAACATAAATGGCCTTATTAAACAAATTGATATCGAAGATATTCAACGATTGGATATTTCCAATTTAGAAAATACCGATTTAGAACAAAATGAAACGGAGTTAGAATTTGAAGAGTTAGTTGAATCAGTTGAATTACCAAATATAGAACCAATTGTTGTTAACAAATTAGAAGATGAAGGTGTTAATCAAGAACCAATTGTAGAAAATAACAAATCTGCAATTTCACCCGAAATATATAAACGAATGGGATTAACCGATTTAAAGAAATTGGTCATCTCAAAAGGTTTATGTAGCGATCCAAGTAAAATGAAAAAATCAGAATTAATCAAAATGTTAATTGATGGAGAACAATAATTTTCATATATAGTATTATATTATATACTATATATAACCATGTCGTTTGTAGGAGAACCACAATATGCTACATATGATAAAAAAATACAACCATTTAGTTTTTTCGGTAATTTAGTAAAACCAAAAGAAGAAAATCCTGTACCAGAACTTACCTTTCTAGGAAAACATTATGCACCTAGTTGGCAACCTCAAGCGGTAGATAACAATAAACTACTAAAAAACAATGAAATTACTACGAATGCTGAATACAGAAAATACATGATTTCAAAAACGTTCCCTATTATGGAAAAAAATAATAAGGAATATATGAATGCATGAAAAATCAATATAAATCTTTTGTATTAGAAAATAAAAAAGATTATGGCGCGAATTGTAAGTTTTGATGTAGGCATTAAAAACATGGCGTATTGTATTTTTGACTTATCTGGTGATAGTTTTAACATCCATGACTGGAATGTTCTCAATTTAATGAATCCAGAACCCGAAACGAAACTATGTAATATTCAGCTAGAACAAAAGAAAAAATCCAAAAAGAATTCAAAACATGAAAATACGATTATTCAAATATGCAATAAAAAAGCAAAATATGAAAAAGGAGAACATTGTTATTGTGAAAAACATGCCAAAATGAGCAATTTTTTGATTCCAACCAAGGAATGTTCTCCAACTCAATTAAAAAAACTAAAATTAGAAAAACTAATTGAAGTTATTCAGAAATATAAAATACCATTCGACCCTGGAATGAACAAAACAAATACATTAAATACGATAAATACATTTATGATAGAACATACATTAAAATCAATTTCATCAATCAAAACATCTGCTGGAGAACTGGATTTAATTACTATAGGAAAAAACATGAAAAACGAATTGAATCAATTGAATACAATGAAACACATAACACATGTAGTAATTGAAAACCAAATATCGCCTATCGCTACCCGAATGAAAACAATACAAGGTATGTTAGCGCAGTATTATATAATGGCATATGATTCCATATCGATTGATTTTGTATCTTCCTCTTGTAAGTTAAAAGGATTAGAAAAACAGAATACAGATACCACCGATAACACGTATCAACAACACAAAAAGGACGCGGTTTATCATTGTAAGCAGATATTAGAAAAACGGCAAATTACGGAGTGGATGCATGTATTGGATACAAAAAAACGCGACGATTTAGCTGATTGTTTTTTACAAGGTATATGGTTTATACAAAATAACAAAAATAAATTACAAGAATAATAATACATAAAACAATATAATATTATGATTGCGTAATACTTAAACATAATTTTTATAAAATAATAATAAACTATGGAAGAAATTGAATTTTCAGATTTAGAACCAATTTCAATTAATTTTAATGATAAACCTAAAACTAGTTTCGGTTCAGGGATTGAGCTATTAATGAATGACAAAGTTAAGAATTCTTCTAGTGCTACAACGATCGATTTAGGAGAACTTGATCGTTTAGAAGACGAATTGAATGAATTATCAAAGTCAAATACATCCGCACCAAATGCATCTTCTTCGTCTGAAAACAAAACATTTTCTAATTTATTTGGATTCAGTAAACAACCTGAAAATAACACACAAAATATTCGAATCAACATGGATGATGAAAACACAGATTCACATTTAGGTCAAGCTACAATGGATAGTATTGGCAACACAAAAACATGGGACGGATTCACTAAATTAAACGAAGTTCCATTGTATAATCCTTCCAAGAGTGCTTCTAGTTCAAGTTCTTCA